GCCGGCCGGGCGCAGCGTCAAGTTATCGGGGGGTCGCGGATCGGGAACGGGCCTAGGTTCGCTTTATGCCGATCGGTGCCTGATGCCTGATCCCTAAAGCCGACACCTGAACTGGCAGGAGTGGAGGAAGAAACACTTCCCCGCGTCGTCAAAGGCTTACGTTGCCAACCGGGCCCGAACGCCCTTTTTGAACCCAAAAGACAATTTCCAAAACTGCCAACTTGCACTTCGCGGGCAAGGCGCAAGGTTCCAGATGATCCGCCTGATCCTGAAAATGGAAGCCCCGCGTCGGCTGGCACCGAGCGCGGGGCGGATCATCTCAAGAAGTCAGCTAAGTCGTCGCCCAGAAAGACTACACTCCGGCCCGACAAATCGCAAGCTTCAAAACGCGCGAACCTAGCCGTTTACAGTGGGCAAACGTGGCTTGGCACGATCGAGGTTAGGCAGGACGGCAGCGACTTTGCTGCCTTCAACACCACCGATCGCTTTCTCGGATCGTTCGGAACTCTAAAGGCTGCCGCCGATGCCGTCGACGCAGCGGCAAACGGGGGCGGCCTATGACCGCCGCTCTGCGTGTCAGCGACGAGCTCATCGCTTGGGTGGAGCGCTCGCGCTCGCGCGCCGGCGTCGACGACCTGGCCGTCGCGTTCGAGACCGGCGAGATCGAGACCAAGCGAGCCGGGCTTGGGGTTCTGCGGCCCTTCCGGGGCCTCGCGCGGCGCCTGCCACAACGATCACCCGACCGGCAAAAGTCATACGAGCGGCGCCACCGCCTCGCGTGGTCGGGGCCATTACCGGGCTATCTGGCGGCACGGTTCACGATCGCCGACATGGCCGTCCTGAGGATTATCGCCGACACATACATCGCCAAGTCCTATTGCGACGCATCACTCGACGAGATCGCCGCCCGTGCCGGCGTCTGCCGCAAGACGGCGCAGCGAGCATTGCGGCGAGCGCAAGACGAAAAGCTGATCGAGATCAAGGAGCGGCCGGTCCGAGGCCGCAAGAACCTGACGAACCTGGTTCGCATTGTCTCGCGTGAATGGCTGTCCTGGCTGGAAAAGAGGCCGCGCCCGATAGGGGGACAAATCTGTCCCACCACGGATACAAGAAAGCAAGATAGGGCGAAAAATAAGACGACTGGAGCAAATGAGAGGCCGCAAGGGGTAAGCGAGGAAGGCTTCGATGGCTTGCACCGGACCGTTTTCGGATGGCCAGCGACGAGCAAGAGGGCGTGTCATGACCGGCTATCGTAGCAAGACTGCATGTGTCGTTGACAACGGCTTGTTTGTTAACCTTGCGGTCACGCTGGCGGAAAGCTTCGGCCAGGTGTTTTATTGGTCGCCGTGGGAGAACGCGTTTCCGGTTTCGAACACCAGGCTGATCGGCCAGAACGTGCCGGGCGTAACGCGGATCAACTCGATCTGGGAAGTGATCGACAGCGTCGACCTGTTTGTCTTTCCCGATGTGAATTACGGGTCGCTGCAGGTGCAGCTTGTGGCGATGGGCAAACGGGTCTGGGGCTCCAGGCTCGGCGAAGAACTGGAGCTCGATCGCGTCGCTTCGAAACGCTACTGCGAGGAAGCCGGCATCGACATCGGCCCTTACCAAGTGGTGACCGGGCTCGCCGCATTGCGCGAGTATTTGCGCGAGAACGACAACCAGTTCGTCAAGGTGTCGCGGACACGGGGCGATTGCGAGACGTTTCGCGCGCCGAACTACAAGCTGATCGAGCCGCGGCTTGACGAGCTCGAATGGGTGCTCGGCGCCAAGAAGAACATCATGGAGTTCGTCGTCGAGGCGGCGATCGAGGACGCGGTCGAAACCGGTTACGACGGTTTCTCGATCGACGGCAAGTTTGCCAAGCAATCGATGTTAGGCATCGAGATCAAGGACTGCGGCTATGTGGGCGAGTGCCTGCCCTACCGCGAGCTGCCAACCGCTCTAATCGACATCAACGACAAGCTGAGCCCGGCGCTGCGCGACTTCGAGTATCGGGGCTTCTTCCACACCGAAGTGCGGGTCACCGAGGACAAAGCCTATCTGGTCGATCCGTGCGCGCGGTTAGGCTCGCCGCCCGGTGAACTGATGATGCTGCTGATAACCAATCTGGCGGACATCATTTGGGAAGGCGCCGAGGGCACAGTGGTCGAGCCGGAGTTCGCGGCGCGCTTCGGCGCGCAAGTGTTCCTGACCTCTGAGTGGGCCGGACGGAACTGGTTGGCGGTCGATTTCCCGCACTCGGTCCGCGATTTCGTCAAGTTGCGGACCTTCACCATCATCGACGATCGCTACTACGTCGTGCCGCAGCCGTTCGGTAGCGGCACCGACAGCGGCATGGGGACGGCGATCGGCGCCTTGGTAGCCGTCGCCGACACGCTCGCTGGTGTGATCGCGAAGGTGCGCTCCTATGCCGACCAGGTCAGCGGCTACAAGGTGACCGCGCATCTCGATGCGCTTGATGAGGCCGAAGCCAAGTACGAAAAGGTCAAACAGATGTTCCCGGCTGCCGCTCAATCGGCTGCGCTCTTTGCCAGCGCGCCGGGTCCCGTCCGGAGGCCCGGCTATCGGGTCGCGCGCGATCGCTCGGCATCGGTCCGTGCTAAAATTTTAAAATGACCGTTCCGCTTCCAGATGAGGTGTCTGGCCCGACCCTGGCGCGCCTGCTGGGTGTGAGTGACCGCGAGGTGCGAGAGCTTGCGAAGGCCGGCATCGCCGTCCGAGCCGGCCGTGGTCGCTATCGCCTGCACGAGAGCGTGCGGCACGCGTTCGAGCACATCCGGCGGACGGCATCACAGCGCGGCGGGGAGGCGTCCCTCGCGACGTTGCGCGACGAGCGCATCCGCATCGCCAAGGAACAGGCCAACGCGCTGGCGCTCAAGAACGCGGCGGCGCGGGGTGAAATGCGTGACGCCAACGACGTGAGGCGTGAGTGGTCCGACATCCTGCGCGCCGTGCGAGCCGGCATGTTGGCGGTGCCGAGCCGGGCCGGCGCGCGGTTGCCACATCTGACGCCGCACGACATCGCCGAGATCGACGCCGAGGTGCGCGCGGTGCTAACTGAGGTCGGCAAGGAAGATCGGGCCTGAATGGACACCGAACAACAGCGGCGGCGCGCCCTCGAACTATGCGACATGGCAAACAAGTTGATGTCGCGGGAGTTTCCAAATTGGCAGACCGGGACGCCGGGGCCGGGAGGGAGGCCGCTGCGCATCTTGGCCTTTGAGCGTGGCGATCTGCGGATCGAGCAAAAGACGCCATTGGGCCAAGGGCGCGTCCCGCCAGAAGTTCAAGAGCAGCCCGGCAACCTTCCTGACGGTGTCAACATCATTTGGCGAAAGAGGAAGGTGCTAAGTGTCGAGTGGTCACGCACGATCGAAGGCCGGGTGCTTTGCTACGAGCCGGGCACATGGGAGAGCGAGCTAGAACTATGGCTCGCGCCGGGTCATGGGCGCGCTCACTGACGATCGCGCCTACGCGCTGCGCTCGCTGGTCCCGCCGCCGCGGCTCAAGTTGAGCGAGTGGATCGAGCGCGAGATCGTACTGCCCGAGGGCGTCAGTGCGCTGCCCGGCCATGTCCGGCTCTGGCCCTACCAGCGGGAGATCGCTGACGCCATTTCGGACCCGATGATCGAGCGCGTGACGCTGGTGAAGGGCGTGCGGCTCGGCTTCACCACGCTCCTGACTGGCGCGATCGGCGCCTATGTGGCGAACGAGCCTGCGGCAGTTCTGTGTTTGCTGCCGACCGACGCCGACACCCGCGACTATGTCGTGAGCGAGCTAGAGCCGATCTTTGCCGCCACGCCGGTGCTGCGCGGCGCATTGGCGACCGATACGGACGAAGGCGGCCGGAACACGCTTACCTCGAAGCGTTTCGCCGGCGGGTCGCTGCGCGTCATTGCCGCCCGCGCGCCTCGCAACTTGCGCCGCGTCACCGCGCGAATATTGCTGATCGACGAAGCGGACGCGATGGAGGTGACCGCCGAGGGCAACCCGGTGCGCCTCGCAGAACGGCGGACCATGTCCTACAGCAATAGAAAAATTGTGGTCGGCAGCACGCCGCTCGCTGAGGACACCTCGCACGTCTTGCGCGCCTACGGCGAGAGCGATGGGCGTATTTTCGAGGTGGCGTGCCCGGCGTGCGGCGGGCTGACCGAGATCACCTGGGGGCACATCGAGTGGCAGCCCGATCATCCTGAGAGCGCCGGGTTTCGTTGTCCACATTGCAGGGAGCTGATCGAGGAAAGGCACAAGGCCACAATGGTCGAAGCTGGAGCGTGGCGGGCGACGCGGCCGGACGTGCGCGGTCATGCCGGCTTTAGGCTCAATGCGCTGGTGTCGCTGTTGACCAATGCTTCCTGGGCGAAGCTTGCCGCAGAGTTTCTCGCCGCGAAGGAGGACCCGGCCGAGCTGCAGGTGTTTACCAACACCGTCTTGGCGCAGGGCTGGAACGCGCCTGGCGCCGAACTTGATGAGACTGCGCTACAGTCGCGCGCCGAGGACTTCGGGCTGAACAGCATCCCGCCCGAGGTCCTGGTCATCACGGCGGGCTCGGACCTACAGGAGGACCGCATCGAGACCAGCATAATCGGCTGGACCCGTGCCGGCGAGGCGCTGGTCCTCGGTCACACGATCATCTGGGGCGCGCCGGCATCCGACGAGACCACGTGGCTCGAACTCGACGAGTTGCTGCGTACCAAGTGGCGCCATCCGCATGGCGGGGCACTGCGGGTCGACGCCGCGATCGTCGACAGCAGCGCGTTCACCGACGCCGCCTATGCGTTTTGCTTCCCGCGTATGGGGCGTCGCATCTGGGCCGGCAAGGGCATGGCGGGATCGCGGGCGGCGTTGCAGATGGCGAAGGTCAAGGCGAAGTCGGCGGCGCATGGGGGTCGGCTGTTTCTGGTCGGCGTCGACACGCTGAAGCAAACCATTTTCCAGCGGCTCCAGCATGGGCGCTCGATCAGGTTCTCCAAGTCGTTGGAGCCGGTGTACTACGAGCAATTGGCCGCCGAGCGGCGCGTGGTGCGGTATGTGCGTGGTAGGCCGGTTCGCCGGTTCGAGCGCAAATCGTCCCGCGCCCGCGCCGAGGCATTGGACTGCTTAGTCTATGCGCTCGCCGCCCGCTCCGGGCTGCAAATACCGCTCGATCAGCGCGAGTTCGACCTGCGCAGCCCGGAACTGGACCTGCGCAGCCCGGAACTGGCCAGCGCGGTGCCGACAGTCTACCGCTCAAAGTTCATGAACGGGCGGGGGTAGCTATCGTTATTGACTGTCAAGCCGACAGGGAGTACTGTCACCATGACCGCCGCTAATGGAGGGCCAGATCATGATGATGCAGCCGCCTCGCCGTGGTGCTTTTCGGCCGCAACGCTTCAAAGGTGACTTCGACCGAACCAAGCTTCTCGAACTGTGCGACATCACCGTTGAAGCCTTCGACTCCTTGCGGCGTCGCGGCCAGCTTCCCTTGATGCCGACGTTCGACAACTTGGTGCTCTCTCAGCCGGGTGTGCCGACACCGGACAACATGCCGGAGTATGACGCGCGTGGCTGGTCGCCGTTCATGGCGCTGGCGCTCATCATCGCTAACGATCTCGTCGAGAGCTACGAGGTCTCGCGCGATCTCGCCGCCCACATAGCCCGGCGTGTTTACTTGGTCGGTCAGCGATGGCCCGAGATCCGCGAGGGCAGCCGCGCGCTCGCCCAGTCCAAGTCCCCGCTTGATATCGAACTTCCGAGGCACATCGTGCTCGCCCGCGTGACCGGCATTCCCGGCGTCAAGCCGACGATCGCCGAGGGCAAACTCGATCCGACCATCATGATCGGCACGATGGAGGAGATCGCCGCGAAGCATCCGAAGGCAAGCGGCATGATCGCGGTCTCGATCACTGCCGCCGTCGCGAAGATGCGTAAGCGCGCGGCGCGCGCCAAGGTCGATCTGTCGCCCTTTTTCGACAACCTGGGCTGAGGACCCCAAAATGACCGACATCACCGAGACACATGACATTTTCTTTTCGGTCGATGGCAATTTGGTGAAGCCGACCGCGATGATGCAGACGCTGCTTGATGTGGCGGCGCGGCATGATCCTGCGGTCGCCGAAAGTTTCGCCGCGCGGTTTCCGTTCCGGGACGAAGCCGACTTTTGGAACATCGATGACGTTGCCCGCGCGCTCGGCTTGGATGTGCGCGAACTGAACCGCGAGTTCAAAGCCGAGGCCCATAAACGTTTCGGGGAGCCGCTGAACTGATGCTTGCGAAACTCACCCGCGCCATCAATGCCGCGCACCGCTCATGGCACGATGACGGCGGCGGCTGGCTTCCGTGGCAGGGAGGCTGGGGCGGCAACGGCGGCTTCGATGCCGCCGGGCGCGGTGACAGATGGCCGCGATCGTCGCTGATCTTCTCCCCAGTCAGTCAGCAACTCGGCGCACGGCTACCGATCGCGCGGCGTGCCGGCTGGCTGGTGCAGAACAGCCCGAGTGCCGCATCCTTCGTGCATACATGGGTCACGAGCTTGGTCAGCACCGGCCCGATCGCGCGCTCGCAACATCCCGATGAGGCTACCAGAAAGGTTTTGGAGAAAGCGTGGGGTCGTTTTTGCGACCGTTGCGACGCCGAGGGACCTGGCGATCTGACCGCCTTCCTTACCAAGTCGGTGCGCAACCTGGTCACCACCGGCGAGAGCTTCGTCCAGATGCCGATCGTCGATCGGAGCCTTAGGGTGAAGTTGCTCAATAGCGAGCAGATCGACACAAACTGGACGCGGCAATTAGCTGATGGCGTCGCCATCTTCAACGGCGTCGAGGTCGACCGCAACGGCAAACGGCTGGCCTATTGGGTGCTGCCGTATCAATGGGACCTGCCTTGGGTGCCGCAGACATATCCACCCAACCGGATCAGCGCGGACGACGTGCTGCATCTGTTTGATCCGCAGTCGCCTGGTGCCGTGCGCGGCTTATCCTGGTTGACGCCGATCGCAACGCGTTTGCTCGAGCTGGACCGCTTAGAGGATGCTCTACTCGCGCGAGCTAATACTTCGGCGCTGTTCTGCGGCTTCGTCCGCGATGTCGACAATACCGCCGGCTTCCAGACGCAGCAGCGGACGCGCGATGGCCGGCCCGAGCTATCGATGGAGCCCGGCACACTGCGGGTGCTGCCGCCTGGAACGGACGTGGTGTTTCCCAGCAACATGCCGGACGTGGCCGGCACCGGCGACTTTTTGAAGCACATCCTACGCACCATCGCTGCCGGCGGCGGCGTGCCAGCGTCGCTGCTCACCGGCGACTTGTCCGATGTCAACTACAGCTCGGCGCGCATGGGACTGGAGCAGTTCAAGCGCGCCGTGTCGCGCATCCAAAGCACGATGTTGGTTGCGCAATTGTTGCAACCGGTGTGGGAACGTTTCGTATTGGTCGAGATTTTGTCGGGCCGGCTTGAGGCCCGCGACTATGAGAACGAGCCGGGGCTTTACAACGACGTGGACTTCCGGTGGCCGGCCTGGCCGTCGCTCGATCCGTCGATCGACGCCGCAGCCGACGAAAGCAGTCTGCGCAACAAGTTGAAGTCCCGCGCCGAGATCATCGCACAACGCGGCCGTGACATCGCGGACGTGGACGCGGAGATCGCTGCCGATCCGCTGCGGCCGGCCGCGAACACCGAGGACAACGAAGATCGCCCGCCGGCGCTGCGCGGGGGCGGAAAGAAACGAGGCTTACAACATGCTTGATGTCATTACCCACACCCGCGAGGCTGCATCGCGTCCCGCGTCGTGGAACGAGACGAGCGGCACGATCGAGGCGGTCATCGCCTCGAGCACGCCGGTCGTGCGCCGCGACGAGAGCGGCGAGTATCTCGAGGTGCTCGATGTCAATGGCGCCGATCTGTCGGCGCTGCGCGGCGCCAACGTGCTCGATGGCCATCAGCAAGACGTCTCCAACATCATCGGCGTCGTCGAGGATGTCCGCGTCGAGGGCACAGAGATCGTCGCCCGGCTGCGCATGTCAACCCGGCCCGAACTGGCGGGGATCGTACGCGATATCCGCGAGGGCGTCATCCGCAACCTCTCCATCGGCTACAGCGTGCATGAGTGGCAGCGCAAAACCGAGACCGCCAGCGGCAGGCGCACGCACACCGCGAAGCGATGGACACCGCGGGAAGTATCCTTCGTCGCCGTGCCGGCGGACCGTAACGCACACACAAGGAGCGCGACCATGAACGAGCGCGTCACGATTAACCGGCAGATCAGGGAGCTCGCGAGCCGGGCGGGCGTGCAAGACACCGTCGCCGACGGCCTTATTGATCGACAGGCGTCGATCGAAGAAGCCCGCGCGGCGATCCTCGACGACATCCTCGTCCGAGGTAACGTCGCCATTCGGCCGGCGCACCGCAGCACCGATGACCCGACGCTATTCCGCGACGCCGTCTCCGACGCGATCTGCTTCCGCATCGATCCGAACCGGAAACCGAAGAACGAGGCGGCGCGGCAATACATGGGCCTGAGTGTGCCGGAGATCGGCCGGCTGTGCCTGCAACGCGATGGCTTCAATACCACCGGGCTCGGCGCCGACGCGCTCATCACCAGGGCGCTCAACAGCACCTCGGACTTCCCGGCGCTCATGGCCGACGCGCTTAACAAGACCCTGCGCGTCGCCTACGAGGCCGCGCCCAGCGGGCTCAAGAAGGTTGCCCGCGAAACATCCGTCGCCGACTTCCGCGCCAAGCACCGGATCATGCTCGATAGCACCGGCTTCACGCTGGAGACCACAAACGAGGACGGTGAGTTCAAGCGCGGCACCATGATCGACAGCGAGGCAACCTACGCGGTCTCAACTTACGGCAAGATATTCGGCATCACCCGGCAGGCGATGGTGAACGACGATCTCGGCGCCTTCAGCGATATCGCCCGCCGGCTCGGTATCGCCGCCGGCCAGTTCGAGGCAACCTTCCTCGCCAACTTCCTAGCGCAAAACAGCGGCGCCGGCCCGACCATGAATGACAGCAAGCCGCTGTTCGATGCCACGCACGGCAATTATGTCGCCGCAGGTTCCGGCGCGATACCGAGCGTCACCACGCTCACCACCGCGCGGCTGGCGATGCGGCATCAGACCGGCACCGGCGGTGGGCTCATCGCGGTTACGCCGCGCTATCTGGTCGTGCCGGCGGAGTTGGAAACCCTGGCCGAGCAGTTGGTTGCCGAGATCAGGCCGATCCAGGTTGGCGATGTAAACCCGTTCTCGACACTCACCGCGATCGTCGTCGAGCCGCGGTTGACCGCATATGGGTGGTACATGGTCGCCGATCCCGGCGAGATCGACGGCTTGGAGTATTGCTACCTGGCCGGTCAGCCCGGCCCTCAAGTCGAAGCGCGGCTCGGCTTCGATGTCGACGGCCTCGAAACGCGGGTCCGCCTCGACTACGGCGGCGGCTTCGTCGACTGGCGTGGCTGGTACTTCAACGCGGGGCACTAAGCGTGATCCCCCTCGCAACCATGCAGGCCCAGCTTGACGCGCTCAGGTCCGCGTACAGCAGCGGCGCCGTCACCGTTAGCTACGACGGCAAAAACGTCACCTATCGCAGCTTGGACGAGATGCGCGCGGCTATTGCCGCGCTCGAAAACCAGATCAACGGCGGGCGCGGGCTCGGCAAGTCGATCGTCATCCGCAGCAATAAGGGATGGTAATACGCGATCGCGTCGGGTTTCGGAATGGACCTTCGTCACCGACGACAGATAAGAGGAGACACAAAACATGAAGAACTTCATCCAGCCCGGCAACACCATCACACTCACCGCGCCGGCGGATGTGTTGTCTGGCGAGCCGGTCAAGGTTGGCGTCTTCTTTGGGATCGCCGCCTATGACGCTTTGGAAGGCCAGCCGGTCGAAACGCAACTGACTGGGGTGTTCGAGCTGCCCAAGCAAAGCGGCGTCGCCATCGACCAGGGCGATACGGCTTACTGGGACCCCAGCTACGCGGCTGTCACCAATGCCTCGACCACCAACACCATCGTGATCGGCGGCGCCGTTGAGAGTGTCATTACCAGCGCGCCGACGGTGCGCGTCCGGCTCAAGGGCACGGCGGCGCTCGACGAAGTCGACTGACACTGGGGAGCCCTGTTTTGGGTAAAGGTGCTTACACGTTCAAACAAGCCGACGTGACGCGGGCTTTGAAGGCCGCGAAAAAGGCCGGCGTCGACGTGGCGGTCGAGATCGACCTGGAGCGCAAGCGCTTGAGGATCACGCCGGTTAAGGCGAACGGCAACGCGGTTGATAGGAACGAGTGGGACGAGGTCTCCAGCAATGGCGCGGATCAAACTGAAATACGTTAATGCCGTTCGCAAAAGCGGGCGGACGTTCTTCTATTTCCGGCGCGCCGGATACAAGCGGCTGCCGCTGCCGGGGCTTCCTGGATCGACGGAGTTCATGGCGGCATATCAAGCGGCGCTCGACAAGGCGCCGGAACGGAAGATCGAGATCGGCGCAAGCCGGTCCGTGCCGGGCACAGTTAACGCTGTGATCGCCGCGTTCTATACGAGCTACCGTTTCATTAAGAACGAACCGATCACCCAGCGGACCGACCGCAACATCCTCGAGGCATTTCGCGCCAAGCATGGCGACAAGCGGATCGCGCGCCTGGAGCAGCGGCATATCGAGGCAATGATCGCGGAGAAGGCGGGCAAGCCCTCAGCACAACGCAACCTGTTGCGGGTGCTGCGGGTACTGCTCGCGTTTGCGGTGGGCGAGAAGCTGCGCCGCGACAACCCGGCGCTCGGCATCGAACTCGACCCGATCAAGACCAGCGGCTTTCACAGTTGGACCGAGGCAGAGCTGAAACAGTTCGAGCAACATCATCCCGTTGGAAGCAAGGCGCGTCTCGCCCTGGCGTTGCTGCTCTACACGGCAACACGCCGCAAGGATGTCGTAGCGCTCGGTCCGCCAAACATGCGCGCGGGGCGGCTGTTCTTCACGTACTCCAAGAACGGCACCGAAATGAACATCCCGGCCGCCGCGCCGTTGGCCGAGATCATCGCCGCCACGCCGATGATCGGCGTCAAGACCTTCCTTGTGACCGAGTACGGCAAGCCGTTCACGGCGGCGGGCTTCGGCGGCTGGTTCCGCAAGCGCTGCGATGAAGCTGGCCTCCCGCAATGTTCGGCGCACGGACTACGCAAGGCGTTCCTGCGACGCATGGCCGAAGCTGGTTGCTCGGAGGACTACATCGCCAGCATCAGTGGCCATCACGACATGCGCGAGATCAGGACCTATGTGCAGGCCGCCAACAAGGCGGGCATGGCGACCGAGGGCATGGCAAAGACGCTGGCGCGGTTCGCTGAGACCGGAAAGGGAACACCATGACTGCCAACTCCAAGGAGCAAAACTGCCAACTTTCCGCTAACTCATTGAGCGCCAAGCGGGAAATTTTTGGATTGGCAGGAGTGGAGGGACTCGAACCCCCAACCCCCGGTTTTGGAGACCGGTGCTCTAGCCATTGAGCTACACTCCTACGGCGCCGTCTCATGCCCTTC